ATACGAATGTCAGCAATGCCAGAATGAACATTCCAAATGCCATAAGATCTTTAAAGTCAAACGGTTTTTTGTCCATCAGCACCACCCCCATTCTATGTAGAATAGAGGTCAGCCACCCTGTAACACGGTTGTTCTATTTTTTATCATATCATGCTTTTCTGCATGGTTCAATCTATTTTATTCTTCCTTACTCATCTGCTTCATCGTCTGATTCACATATGTACTCAGACCAGCCACTAAAATTCCCTGCACAATTGCCGTAAATACTGCCATTGCAATCTCCTGTCCGGTACTGATGGGGCAAGATGCAATCACCCACACTGCACATAACACAATGCCAATACCTCCTAAAATAAGCGGGATGTACTTATCCTTTACTGTCTGAGACTGTTTTAATCCCATTCCAATAAAATACAGTACTACTGCTACAACAATCAGTTCCGGTTTTACATAATTCATGGTCTGTTCCATCATTCCTCACTTTTCCTTTCCAAATCCTCAATTCTGTGATTTGCCACTTTCACTTTTTCCTCTAAAATATATGTTCTTTCTACAATAGAGTTGTGCTTCTCTACCTTCTTTTCTAACTGCTCTATCCGGTACTTTACAAGCTGCGTTCCTCCGAAACTTCCAAGCAAAGTGCCGAGCAGAGATATAATTGCTACTATAACTGTATCTGTCATTTCTGCCTCCTTATTTCACGATTACCTCTCCATAGCATTCAAAAGTAACTCGGTTAGCATATTCAGACGCAGAAAGTGTGATTGCACCATTTTCCAAAAACTGAACATTTCCATACCCCACAGGTGCTTGTGCAACGTTCATAATCATTGGTAGTCTTTGATTTATATTCGGAGTAAATGGACATCTGGCTATAATAAGTGAATCTCTGATTCCTTGTGATTTAGATTCCGTTTTTGTTACGAGTACCTGGTATCTCTTATATCCACTTTTTCTATAGTTCAGTGTCCATCCGTTTTCTTGATATATTTTCCATTCCGTCTCTACACTCATGTCTTTACTTACCGAACCTATATATTTATTTAATTCCGCTCCCATATTCGCGCTTAATGGAGCTATCTCGGATTCTGTAGTTAAATTATCCACAATATCTTTTTTCTCTACAAAGGATGATAGTGCACTCTTTATTTCATTTATTGCATACACTAAATTCTCTTTCGATGCTGTCGCAAGGTTTCCTAAGTTTCCAATGCTTTCCTTAACATTCTTTAACTGTTCATTCAGATTTCCAATGTATTTGCTGTAAAAATACTGCAGACCTGTCCAGCTTAAAAATTTCATTTAACCACCCCCACTTTACATGGTAAACAGCGAATCTATCTCGTTGTTTGTAATACTTTCCACGTTTGCATCCGAGCCTGCCGGACCCTGTGGTCCCATTGGTCCAATGTCCCCTTTCTCACCCTTTAATCCCTGAGGGCCTTGTGGTCCCGTTTCTCCCTTTTCGCCTTTTTCTCCTGCAGGTCCTTGAATCCCCTGTTCACCTTTTGCTCCCGCCGGTCCTGCTGGTCCAGCAGCCCCCTGCAATCCCTGAGGTCCCTGTGGGCCTGTCATACCGGTGGCTCCTGATAAGTCTGTGATGTATGTGTAAGATGACGTCCCTTTAACATATAACTTGGCGTTGTCAGCATCCTCTACATTTCCTGTGTCAATCATGACAAACTGCCCAGTCTTTACTCCATCTGTCGCAAACCCTTCATTCATCGCATTAACGGAAACAAATGTCTTAGCGATTTTAAACGCTTCCCCAGCCGGACCTTGTGGTCCCTGCAATCCCTGAGGTCCCTGTGCACCCGCAGCTCCTGCCGGTCCTGTTGGTCCCTGTGCTCCAGCTGCGCCGGTTTCTCCTCTGTCTCCTTTATCTCCCTTAAATTCTCCACTTTTAATTGCTTCATCCAGCGATTTTCCATTATACGTAACATCAGTAGAAACTACTTTGTCAGTTTTCTTTCGAAATGCACCATTTGCCCATTCCTGCATTTTTGTTTTAAATGTTCCAAGTCCTGTAAAATCTAAAAATTTCGCCATATTCTTTCTTCTCCTTTATTACTGAAATAATCTATTGATTTCTTCTTCTGTGATAACTTCATTTCCTGCTCCTGCTTCCAGCTCTCCAATCTTCTGTTCTACAGATTTTCCTTCTGCAAGCTGCACGCTTTCCGCCATGCACAGCGGGTAATTTCCATTGTTTTTTACAGATAAGGTGTTGACGATTACAACACCGCCTTCAATGCTCTGTGCCATCTTTCAAACCTCCTTATTTTACTGTGACTGCTGTAGATCCCAGCCCTGCATTTACAGACATCCAGACATCATAACTCTGCTTGTAACCGGATGCGTTGGTAAATTCCAGAGTCCGCGCCTTTTTAAATCCTCCGTCAAATCTGCCCACGTTGAATGTTGGCGTTCCAAAGGATGTCGGAAATGCGTAAACAATCTTTTCACCTTCTCCTGCATTGACCGTAAATGTGCGTCCTCGTCCACCTGCTAATGAAGATCCTTCCAGTGCCAGGATATCGGCATTTTCCAGCTGTTCCTTGTTAGTTTTTCCCCAGTATACTTTTGGCTGGAACGTGATGCCAACCGTTCTGGATACAACTGCATCCCTCTCATCTGTCACTGTCAGCACAATGTTGGTATTTGTTTTCAAAGACTTTCCTGTATAAGATTTCTTTCGAAGTGCTTTATCCAGTATTTCCTCCTGTTCTGCTCCAAATTTGATTTTCTGTGTTTTTGGCTCTTTATTTAACGCCCATGCAATATCAGATGCAGTAACTGTCGCACCGATTTCGTTGCTGCTGTTCGTGGCAGTCAGACTGTTGATTGCAATCTTGGTGTACGCTAGGTCATCGATTTTTTTCTTGTACTCATCCGAAAAATCATTGCTGGATAAACCTTTTCCCACCTCCTTCTTTACGTATCTCTCATCATTCTTCTGTACCAGGTGTGCAAGTCCATCCTGATCCAGGTACTTCTTTTCTGCGGCCAGTGCCGCTGCTTCTGTTGCTTTTTTTCTTGGCATACTTATTCTGCTCCTTTCATAATCTCGTCAATCTCCGGATTGGTGATCGACTCTATCTCCACAGTTTCGCTTCCCCCGCCTTCCGGCAGTTCCACTTCACTGAGTAGATTCTCTCCAGAAAAAAGCTGCATCCGGTTTTCTTCCAGATACAGCCTGTCCCCTTTTTTATTGAGTTGCTCTAACACCTGCTCCAATGCGTGTTTATCATCTGGCGCTTCGTAATCTTGTGGTTTTTTTCTTGCTTTGACTCCCAACCGAACTTCGAACGTTGTTCTTCCTTCTCCCGGAATCGTCTGATATACATACGCATTGATTATTCCGTTTTTCTTCAGCAATTCATTTGGAATTTCTACAAAGATATCTCCATCCTCCACTGTTCCAAGCACGATCCACGCTTGTTCTGTACATCGATTTGAAAAATGTACCTGTATCTGCTTTTCCTGGATCTGCATTCCACAAATCTGGAGTACTTGTCCATAATCCCATTGTGTCAACTTTCCATCGATATCCACACGCCTGGAGCATTCATCAAATACTGCAATTATCATTCTTATGCGCCTCCTCCAAGCGAATCGACATCCGAATTCGGAATCCCCTCTATCCCTGTTACTTCTCCGGAATCACCCCGGGGAATTTCGAAATCAAATACCGCCTCTGTTTCTGTACCCGAATTTTCAACAGACGCCTCTGTTCCGGCCTCCCCGGTCGTAGTAGTTCCGATCCGTATCGTTGCTGCTTTTCCTGCCGGTCCTTCCGGACCCTGAATACGTCCTACATTTTTCCACTGTCCAGATACGTTGTCCCATACATGTAGATTTCCATCCACCAGATAGGATTCACCCACATTTCCTGTTGGATGTTCTCTGTTCAATTCCTCTTCTGTTTTATAGGAGCCCAGTATAGTAACACCCGTTCCATCTTTCCCAGGCTCCCCCTGAATCCCCTTTTCTCCTCTTGGACCAGGATCTCCTTTCTCTCCTTTAGCCCCTGTTGCACCGGATAAATCTACCATGTACTCATATCCAGTTGCGCCCTTTCTATAAACCTTGGCATTATCTGCATCATCCGGGTTACCGGTACTTATCATCACAATCGCATTTTCCGGAAGACCATCGGTTTCAAATCCTGCATTCATCTGTCCTACAGAGGCATAAATCTTTTGCACGTTTAAAGCAATGCTTCCACTTTCTATGGTTCCTGACTGCAGAGAATCAATTTCAATCGTTGTAATTTCAATCGGATCATACTTCTCCAAACGATTTAGTATGTCTACTAGTGCCTGATATTCACTGGTTGACTGTATTTCGGATGCAGCCACTAAGTTTTCTCGGACCTCCATCTTCACCTTAAATGATGTAACAGCATTGCTACCATCAATCAAATGAAGCTGGCATTCCGTATTTCCCACTTCTGCAACCATTTGCGGCGTCAGACTGAACAGGACGCAATAATTACTTATCACGGTTCCTTCTGTGTAAGTTTCTGATCCGCTTGGTTTCTTACAATAAATCCTGGCCTTACTGATTGTCTTTGCCATTCCGGAAATCATACAGCGCAGAAGTCTGCCCGAATCGTACTGTACTGCATAGATTGTTTGCATAATTCCTGGGTTTCTCACGTCAATGTATAAAGTTGTCGTTGTTTCCATATCACACCTTCTTTCTTATCCCGGTATCCACCTGACGAGGTAAACGTCTCCCGGCAACACACCTTCACCGCTTTTGTATCGCAGCACACAGTCCCACGGATAGTTATAGTATCCGGTTGTCCAAATTTCCTCTCCTGTCTGATCACCAGTCTGTCCGCCGGTTGTTCCGCCAAATTCATTTTGGCTGGCCTGCACAACCTGTCCATTTCCAATTCCCATTGCAGTATGGTTTACGATGTTCAGAAGGATATCCCCTCTTTGTACACCGGATCCTGTTGCCAGATTTATCTGCCCTGTCACATCCGTAAAACCGCACTTCAAAAATATTTCCCGCATATTACCGGTGTAGGTTGCCCCATTGCTTTTTACTGGAACCCCGGCATTTTCCCACGCCTGAATCAATAACGAGGAGCAATCGTAATCTGGTCCCCATCGATTTGCCTGATCATATCCGTGGCTATTATCATTTGCAATTTGAATCGCCCAGTTTACCGCAGCTTCTATTTTTTCAGATCCTCCTGCATATTGACTCAGGTAGTTGTACCAATATCTTGCCTGCTGCCGCCTCTCGGCTTCCACTTCTACGCCTGCACGTTCAAAGTTTTTCAAAAATGCAGATGCCAGATATTCCGGTGATTCTCCGCTGACCTTAAACTGATCAAACGACAGCGGATATGCAGCGGTTGCAATCCACTGACCAAAAGAAACTGTAACAGAATCTATCCACGTAAGCTGACCGTTTGGATCCGTAATTCCATATCCGTTCGCACCTGCCCAATTTGTATAATTTGTTGCCGGTGTCCACTGTACCAGTCCAAAACCTCCACTATAGTTTCCCTCCTGCAGGCTTTGCCAGATTCCGGGATTGATGTTCGATTCACTTTGCATGTTGCCGCATATCCCAGCAATAGCATTCAGCGACCATCCTTTTTGTTCAAAAAAACTTAGTACTTCTCTTGCATTCCCCTGCATCTGCTCTGTGGTCAGATAAAAGTTTCCTATCGTCCATGACATCAGAAATCACCTTCTTTCGTGATTCCGCCCACAAGAAATCCTTTTTCAAACCTTAGATTTGTCCCATTCGAAAAAACTGCAGTTCCAGTCTTTCCATAAACTCCGGGTCCAACGTTTTCCGCATCTAACAGAACCGCATCCTTCGTGATTCTTAGTAAGTTTTTGCTGTCTTCTTTGTTTCCATCGGTGAATAATAGTGCATTTCCAACATACGTCATACAAAGAACGCCCTCATCCTTTTTGTTTGAAAATAATATTGTTCCGTCCTTTATTGTCACACGCCGATTATCGCTCAAAGAATCGCAGATATATTTCCCTTCTGCGTAAATTCCATCTTTATCCAGTCTGACTATTTCTTTCCCGCTTGCATCCAGCACCCTTGCAACGCCACTATTATTGTCAAATCCTCCGATTTCCAATGTTCCACCTCTGATCCGATCAGCCAGCATTGTTCCTGCTGTGATAAAATCAGCAAAGAATCCCTGTCCTGTTCCAAAGGTGGACCAGTCCCAGTCTCTTCCATCTGCAGTTCTTTTACTGGCAATCTCGAACCCCATTGTACCAAGGCACATTGCTCCAAACGTTTCCGACTCCGGATTCAAATCTTCAAATAAAACAGCGCGTACTTTCTGTTTTTGTGCGATGTCGGACTGTGCCCGAAACTGTGCTTTCACTCCGTTTATGATGCCGTTGACCTGTGCTCCTATCACAGTGCCATCCGGTCGGATTGCACTTTCTATCCGATTTGACATACTTGATACATCCGCAATGAAATTATATTGAAAGTCTCCCAACACAACAGATGCAACCTCTTCATTGATGCAATCCCATTCCAGTTCTATGACACGTGCATCTGTTACAATATCCAGTTTGCTGTGACGACAATGTACCGTGTCTCCGATAGAAACTTCTTCCAGTTCCCGGATATCCGCGTACAATTCCGTATCATGCAGCATAACCATATCAGCGGATATCGTAACCTTCGGCTTGTCAATTCCAGCTTCAAACTGTTCCTCGCATTTTTCTTTTAACGCATTGTTTAGTTCTTCCTGTGTATTGCAGATCACGATTCCGTTCTCTTCGTCATCTTCCGCAGCATCGGCCTTCATCTTCACATCTTCAAATGTGATCACTCCGTATTTTATTGTTGGATATTTATCAAGCAGTGGTGAGTCCACCCACGGTTCATTCCCCTCTATCATGTATCCGTTATATGCCTTTGGTACAATCCTTGTAATGACCTCGCTGGTATCAATCTCTTCCTGCAGCCCGTTTTCCGCAATGTTTTTCCCGTATAAAACCTGCACCCCATTATCGATTCCAACTCGGTCATTGACGGTGATCGTATAATTATCAAAAAGAACCTCACCGCCCCATCTGTTCAGGAAGGAGTTCTCCTCTTCTCCGCAGATTGCTTCGATCAGGTTCTTTGTCTGGTAATATGCTGTTGATATTATTTTGATATTAGATTTTCCACTGTACTTTTTATTTGGTGCGGTCATGATGTCCAGTGCCTGCTGCCCGTTTTTTTCCGTTGGACGTATATCCAACAGAAAACAATCATCAATCGCATCCATAAAAACCGGTTCCAGTTCTGCACTCACGCCAGCATCTGATTTTGCTTTCTTTTTGATCCGAAATAACTGTGTTCCATTGAATGACTCCAGTTTTACGACTGCGTCCTCTTCTATCCACTTCCAACGTCCCTCTTCATCGATCGGGTGCTGAATCTCCGCTTTCCAACTTCCGTTTAGTATTGCTTTTACAGAAGCGCTCTCCGGAAGTAATGGCATATCACCGTTATGTTCATAATCCGTATTTTCTGGTTTATAAAGTTCTATCCTTATAAGCACCTCCAGTTCGGAATCACTTTCAGATCAAATCCTCTTGAGATATACACGGTATTCTCTCCCGGTAAAAGATGTAGTTCTGCATAATCTCCATACACAGATGTGTTCATCAATTCTCCATCTTTTCTGTATGCCATCAGCCTGTCTGTATCAATCACCAGATTCTGGCCAACATTCGCTTTCATTTGACTTCCGTTTACCTGCAGGATGCACTCACCTTCACCTGTGATCAAATAGACCGGCCTTGATCTGTCATATGGATTGTAAAACACCTCTTCCGGTGTATATTCTGCTTTTCCATCTGTTCGATATCGGTATCCCTCACACGTAAATTCTACCTCAAACTCTCCGACCTCTTTTACTTGCCGTTCTGCCGCATTGATCTTAGTATGTTTTACATGATAGAAGTACTCCAGTTCATCGCTTAAAATCAATTCTGTATCATCTTTTCTCATGAGCCATCTTCTCGCAGTCCGAAATCGCTCCTGCCACCTTTGAGAATTTTCTGCAAATGTAAATGGAACTGTGATTGTAATGTCGCTCACAGTTCCATCTTCTTTGAATATGCTCCCATCTCTTCCTGGTATTTTTACCTCTGTGTAGTTGTATTCTGCCGAAGGGATAGACGGTCTTTCTCGTACAAGTATTCCTATTTCTGTATTTGTATGGCCGTTTCTGATAATTTCATACATTTACCGTCTCCCCTTTCCTCTTTTTGTGTGATGTACTTGAGATGTAAATCCTTTTTTGGCTGTTTCTACAATATAAGAATCAAGCTTTTGATTTCCAATTTGCACACCGACATTATTGTTCAAAACAATGTTAGTCTGTGTAGCACTTGCCAGAGCTGGAGTTCCTCCGTACATACTCTCACTCATCGTCTTGGCAACTCTTTTTACCGCATTGGAAACCTTGTACACATTCTCATTGATTCCTTTTACCATTCCATCGATAAAATCCGGCATCCATGTTTCATAATCTCTCAAAGGACCTTCATCTGGTCTTGAAAAATGTAAGAAAGATCGAATCTTATCTCCGATCCCTTTTACTGCATCCACAATCCCGCGGACTCCGGATAATATCCCTTCTTTCAATCCATTGATAAAATCCGCTCCCCATTCCCAGGCATTATCGATCCACCCGGAAATTGTAGATCCAATTTTTTCGAAAATATCACTTACAATCTTCGGAAGTTCCCGGATTGCATTTTTAATTCCATCTCGTAATGCTTCAAACCCACTGATCGCAGTTTCTTTTACCAGAGATACCAATGTGGATACCACATTTTTAATTTCATTCCAAATATTTGATGTAATCTCCTTGATGGAATCCCAAATATTCGCAACTGCATTTTTGATATTATTTAAAATATTCTCCAGATCCGATTTTAATTTTTCAAAATCTCCAGTCACAAGATCAATCAAAAGAAGAACTGGAGCCAATGTTGCATTTTTGATAAATTCCCAAGTATTCTCAGCCAACATTTTTATTCCAGTCCAGATTCCGCCTAAATCTTCTTTTAGCCGTTCGAAAGAATCTTTGATAATCGATATCAATTCTTTGATAATCGGAATTTCCATGATACTTGTCCATACAGATTCAAACTTTGCCTGTACACTATCCCATATACCACTCCACCATGCCGGTATTCCTTGAAAGAACGATACCATCTCATTCCATGCATTGGGAATCGTTTCTGTAAAAAATTCTACAATTCCATCCCATGCTGCAAAAAATCCGTCTTTGATTGCCTTTAAAATCCCGTTCACACCATCACGGAACCATTCGAATTTATTGTATAAAGCAACCAATGTCACTATAATTGCCGTTATAGCCGCAATTACAGGATGTGCCGTTATTATTCCAAGTAACCCCGTTACTGCCGTTTTAATTCCACCAATCAGATTTGTCACCACTCCTCCAATTCCGGATAATTTCGACAGCGTACCTGCTACCGCAGATATCCCCAGTGATATCTGGCCGATTACCATCAGTAGTGGTCCTAATGCTGCAACCAGAATTCCGACTACTACAATCACCTGTTGCACGCCTTCCGGTAGTGCTGAAAATTTATTGACAAGTGCGGTAATAAGTTCTGCTACCTTCTGGACAATTGGTGCCAGTGTATCTCCAATCTGAATCGCTGCGGTTTCCAGAGATCCTTTTAATTCCTCGATTGCTCTTGATCCATCACTCATCTGAGAATTGGCCAACCTTTGTGCTGCTTCCTGATCATTTGCCGCATTGATATATTTCTGAATCCCTTCAGTCCCGCTATCCATCATCACAGTAGCGGCTCGCATTGCATCGGATCCGAAGATTGTCGATAACGCCGCATCTCTGGATGCCGAATCCAAACCGCCAAGTTTATTCTGCAACTCCTCAGCAATCTCTGAAGCTCCAAGAAGAATCCCGTTGGAATCTCTTGTCTGTATTCCAAGCTGTTCAATCATTGTTGCAGCGCTGTCCGTTGGCGCCGCCAACCTCTTGAGCATTGTTTTTAAAGATGTTCCCGCATCGCTTCCCTCAATTCCTGCATCTGCAAAACGAGCCAGTACTGCTGTTGTTTCCTGTATAGACCATCCTGCGTTTTTTGCTCCTGCTGAACACTGTGCCAGTGCCTGTGTGAGAGGTTCTACATCCGTAGAAGATGCAGCTGCTGCCCCGGCCAAAGCGTTTGCCGCTTCTGCCGACTCATTCGCAGACAGGCCAAATGCTCCCATTGCCTGTACAACAACATTTGCTGCCTCTCCAAGATCCATCCCGGAAGATGCCGCAAGGTCCATTGTAGTTTTTAATGCCCCTGCTTTAATGTCGGCTTCCGTCAAACCACCTTTTGCCAGTTCTGTGATCGCATTCCCTGCATCTGTTGCGGAAAAGACGGTATCCTGTCCGGTCTGGATTGCAAGCTGTCTTAGATCTTCCATTTCAGACATGGGCTTATCAAGTGCTCCCGCCGCCTGACTCATTGCATCGTTGAAATTATTTGCCATAACAGTGGATGCCGCCCCTACACCAGTCAGTGCCCCCGTTACCGGCAGCAAGGATTGTCCCACTCCTTTGACCTTATTTCCAAACTCTCCGGATACCGCAGATACTTTTGCAAGATTCGCACTTGCACTTCCTGTAGTCTCTTTTAGTGATTTCAGTTTCCGTTCTGTCTCAATAATCTCTCTTTGAAGAGAATCGAATCCTTCTGGACTGATCGGCTGTCCAAATTCATCATCTACTTGCTTTTTCTGTGCTTTCAGTTCTTTCAGTTTATCAGACGATTGGTCTACCTCTGTCTGCAGTTTTTTGTACTCTTCCGTATCAATCCGACCACTTTCTTCCATAGACTTCATGCTCTTTTTGAGCTTGTCCATTTTTTCGTTTGTCTTTACAATCTCCTCTTGAATCGGAGTATACGCCTCTTTCCAAGCATCATAATTTCCGGCGGTTTTTGCTGCCTGTTCACTTGCCTGTTTTAAAGTTTCCAGCCTACTTTTCGTTTCACTGATCGACTGCTGCAGCAACTTCTGCTTCTGATTCAGCAATTCCGTATTCGTGGGATCCAGCTTCAGCAATTTATTGACATCTTTTAATGACTGTTCTACACCGTATAGTTTTTTGTCAACACCGGACAGTGCCTTTTCCAACTTGGAAGTATCGCCGCCAATCTCTATGGTAATTCCTTTTATTCTGCTCCCTGCCCTTACATCCCTCCTTTACAGTGCATCAATATCCGCCTGTGTTGCAATTTTCGGATAATCATACTCATCATTCTTCATTTCGATAAACATATCGTTGATCATTCCAATGCTTAACAGGTCTAAATCAGAAATAGAAATACCGCATTGTGCACATCGAAGCATAAACAATGCGGTATTGACCTCACGATCTATTTCCCTCTCTTTTTTTTTGGAACTGACATCTGTTTATTTTCTGATTTCCACATTTCCATGATTTCTGGCAGAATCTCATAGATATCAAATGTCTCGAACTGATCCAACCACTCGTTGATATCGTCCGGCTGGTCAGGATCGCCATGTTTATGCATCAGAAATGCAATGTTTTCAAACATTTCCAGTGATTCGATCGGGATTCCGCTTTCAAACTTACTTTCATCAAATTCTGTACCTCCTTTTGCGCATTTTTTCTGCATCTCGTCTTTGAGTTTTTCCTGGATCTTGATCTGCTTTTCAATTTTCTGCATATCTACAAAAATATCTCTCCCAAATTTCAGTCGATAAATCCGGGGGATTGCGGCAGAACTTTTGAATTTATATTCTGTTCCATTGATTGTGATCGTCTTTCTCATCCTGTTCTCCTTTTATGCTGCAACTTCCTGATCTGGAATGTACACCTTATCAAACCATTTTTCGTATAAGTCATCTGTTGTATCTGCTGTTGTCTTTGCCCGAACTGCCATTTTCTTAGCTGTTCCAAGCTGTACAGCGGATGCAGAAACTGTGACAGTGTCAGTTGTAGGTTCAATCGCGTCCTCTGTTGTGCTGGATTCTGTTGTAGGACGTGTAGAGGTACAGCAATAGAACCAGAACCGTGTTCCCCTCACATCGCCGTCAATTTCAAATCCCAGCGCAAACCGTTTTACTTTTGCAGTCGCTTCCTCCAGCATGACTTTGTTCTTGTCAATGTATTCACTTAAAATCTTTTCCCGGAACTCATCCGTGATCAGCGCCATTTCCCAGTCTCCCTCATATCCGCTATTGGAAGAAGAAACATAATACTTGACTCCATCCGCATAAAACGGTGTCAGTTCTCCCTGTGCTTCCAGTGAAAGCGATACGGAGCCAGGTACCGCAAACGGTGTATCAAATGTAATTTCTCCCGTATCACTTTCCTGCAAAAGCGCAACATGCGCATTATGGATATTGAATTTGACTTTATCCTTTTTTGTTGCCTGTCTTTCTTTCCTTACTTAGCCCTCCACTTCATATAATACTTCATACATATTTTCTGATTTAATATACTGTTCACTTTTCTGCCAGAAGAGATCTGCTGCATCAAGTGCCGCTTCTACACGTTCTTCCAGTTCAAAGTCCTTTTCATCTGTGTACAGTTCAATATCAACTTTGTCTGATTTAAAATATACCTTCCCATCTGCGGAAAAATTTCTCGTTTCCGGAATCAACCAGCAAATAAAAGGAGGATTCACCGCCTCACATTCTTCGAAATGATGATACCGATATTCAATTTCCAGTACATCCAGAATTGCTTCTATCCTCTCCCTTGTCATAAATATCGTTCTATCCTTTCCTGTAAAATTTCCTTTGCGTGCTTTTCTGCAATTTTGATATGCGGGATCCCGTCCACTCTTCCACCATTCCTCTTTGCGTGTCCTTTTTCCAGCAAATGTGTAATTCGGTATTCCGGCTTTTTGGAATATACCACCATATCATAGCGGTGCCTTCCACTCAAATTTTTGTCTCGTTTATAGCTCCAGTGCTTTGCATATTCACCGGTATCTCCTTCCGGTGATATAGAACGTAATTCCGCAGCTGTCTGCTTCGCCGTCTCTTTCACTGCCTTTTCCACGGCTTCCTGTACATCCTCACGATACGCATCTAACTCCTGCATGACTTCGATTGCTAACTGATCAATATTAATTTTCGGCATTGTCTCTCACATCCTCATAAGTCGTTACTACCCTTTCCAGAGAAAGCAATAAACAGGGTGGCGTTTCATCGTATTTATTCTGGATCTGTATGATCTTGTACTGCTTTTCTCTGATTATGCAGATGTCCATCGTAGAAATGTCTTCTACCGGCAAAATTGCAACTACTTCGTCAATCTGATTGGATAATACCTTTGCCTCATAAAACCGTTTGATTCCTACTGTCCGAAACCCAAACCGGATTCCACAATGCTTTGTTTCTACAATTTTTCGCCCTTTCACGCTGCAGATATCCAACATTCCGTCATTAAATGTGACAAATTTTGTATCTTTACGTCTTGGCATCACAACCACCTGCTTTCCTCTGAAAACTGCGCATCTGCAGGGATATGATTTCTGATTTATAATTTTGAATAAACTCATCTACCTGACCGGCTCTTGCATACATGCAGTAATTTAAGAGTAGCTCTTTTTCTTGTGTTTCGCTTTCAAAATCACAAAATCCTATTTTGCCCTCAAGGTACGCTTTTCCTCTCTCTACGATACCAGAGAGCTTTTTACGCTCCCTGATATCCATATCCCATGTAATATCCAGAAAATTCTTCACATCTTCTAACAGATCGCTCATGATTATGCCTCATTCTTTGTTACAGTCACCTGATATGTCTTGGTTGTCTTTCCATCTGTCACTTTTGCTTTTACTACATTTCCTGCGCCGGAAGCCCATGTAACTCTGCTGCCGTTTGCAATCGGTTTATCATTGTAGGTCAATTCCAGTTCTGCAGTGCTGTCTGCGATTACCGCCTGCACCGTGTTTGATGCGTCCGTTGTTGTCAAAGTGTATGTTAATGTTCCTTCTGCGAACTCCGGTGTCAGTGTATGTCCCCCTACCTTGAAATCTGCAAGATTTGCATTTTCCACATTTTCTACACTTGGAACAACTTCCACTTCATAATGTGCTGGCTGCAGATCACTGATATCCAAAAGCATGAAGGCATTATCATCTACTGCAAATCCATGACCATACGTTTTGATCAGGTAAACCCTTTCATCTTCCAGGAATCTGTAATCATCTGAATACAGGATTCTTCCGTTGTTTTCGATTCCAGCTCCCATGAGGTAAAGCTTCGCCATACCAAATACAGCCTTTCCGACTCCTACCGCCGGAGACTGGATCACATCGATCGGGAATGGCAGTGTACTTACATATCCACCGCCCGGCGCTGGTCTCTGTGTTGCCGGAAGGACTTTGCTGAAATAATCTGACGGATTTACCACCAGAATCAATGTGTCTACGGTTCTTGCCTGTCCTTTTTCATTGATTGCCAGAACAGCAGCCAGTTTTCCAAGCTGCACATCATTAAACTTTGTAACCTTTACTGCTTTTTTATCCGGATATACTCCACCCTTGATCGTAACAGAGTCTCCTACCTGTTTTGTCATACCGATTGGCATGTCTTTTCCAGTTCCATTAATGATGCCGTCTTCCAATCCATTTGCAAGTGCTTCATACAGGACCTGTCTCACATAATTATCCAACCATTCCGGTCCCAGATCCAACATTGCTTTGCACACCGGAAGAAATGCTGACAGTTTACTCAGTGTCACATCTACCTCTTTAAATCCGGATGTCAGCTCCTGGATGATCTCTGCGCAAAGTTTTCCCCATGCTGCTTTCTGATATCCATTCGTATTCATCATCATTCGTGTCAACCCTGTTACAGATGTAAACTGGATTTTGGACAACAGCGGATGATCTGTTTTCAAATCTTCGAATACTTTGTCAATTACGGTATATGGCATTACCACATCCAGATTTTCTACTGCCTGTTTCGGATTCGGTGCTTTCATGGCTTCTGCCAGTTTCTGATAATATTCTTTTTCTTTGGATGTCAGCTGTCTTACGCCGCGCTCAGACAGAATTCTCTGATCTGCTTCTTCTACGATTCCCCGTGCCTGTTCTATGACACTTTCCTGAATCTTATCGCACAGCTCCACAAACGCTGCCTGGAACTGCTCTGCATCTCCGGCTGTGATTGCCTCATTCATCTTCTGTACGATTGCTGTTTTTTCCATTTCTAATACATCTAAATTTTTCCTTAAATCATGCCTCCTCTAAAAAGATTTAATACATTGTTTTTTCTTGGTTTCTTGTCTTCCTGTGGTTTCTGCATTGCTGCAATCTGCTGCCGGAAGCTCTCCTGACTATTTAACTGTCTTTGCATATCGGACAGCTTCTCCAGAATCTCTTCTGTATTGACCGGTTCTGCTGTCTTTCCCATAATCTCATCAATGAGTCCATATTCCAGCGCCTTTTCCGGTGTGAGGTAAGTCTCATTTTCCATTAACTCAATCAACTCACTTTCCTCAATCTTCGCCCTTTCCAGAAAAACTTGCCGGTTTGCTTCCATCATGTCATCCAGATCATCGGCATATTTTCTCAGTTGTGTTGCATTGCCCGAGCAATACATCCACATATTGTGTATCAGTGCCGTTGTACCTAAGCACATTTTTCTTGTGTCACACGCCTGTAGAATCAAAAACGCAACACTGTGGGCTACGCCATCCACAATCCCGACTTTCTGGTTTTGTTTTTGCTTCAGTAAATTGTAAATAGCAACGCCCTCTTTTACAGATCCGCCATTTGAGTTGATATGCAGCTCAATTGTCTGTCCTTCTGGAATTTCACTCAGTTTCTCTGCAAAATATTTTGCAGAAGTCTCCGAGTCCTTATATTCCCATGCGTTCCAGTCAAATTCTCCATATTCTGTCACATCATCATAAATGTACAGAAGTGTTTTGTTCTCTGCCTGAACAGGCTGCATTCTCCAGTTTGTTATGTTTTTCCTTGTCTCACCTCTTTCCAGCCGTTATAAAATGGGAATCTCCTAACAAAATATTGAGTTAGTATGATTCCCATTTTTGATCAAATGCTATTTCCTTGTTGTTGCATTTTTAAAGTCGTTAAACTGATCAGAAGTCCACTGAAACGATGGCATATCTTTCCCGTTGTTTGCTCTGTACACATCCTGGATTACATCCATTTCTTTCTGTGTTGCCAACGGACGGATAACCATTCCATCAAAATAACTCATTCCACCTTCATTACCTACATGAATAAAACACTGCATAACTGTTGTTCTCCTTTCATCTTTACCTGAATATCTTAAAATACAATCCCACGGGAAATTATAATACCCGTGCACACTCGCTTCTCTTCCGCTGCTGTCTCCTGAAATTCCATCGTAATCAGAAGAAAATTCAGCCAGCTGGTTATTACCTACATATAATGCCACATGATTCCCTTCATTTAGAAGAATATCTCCTCTGTTCAATGTGGTTCCAACTGGCAGTCTTGTCCATCCTCTAGCACAAAGCTCTGCGGCCATATTTCCTGTATATGTAGCTGACCCGGTATCAAATCCAGCATTTCGCAATGCTGTTATGATGGAGCTTGCACAATCGTAATCCTTTGGTCCCCATCCTCCGAGACGATAGCCATATGAATTGTCATTACACATGTTTATCATATTCTGCACAAATTGTTCTACGCTTGCCATAAAAGCCCTCCATTTTCTTAAATTTTCCTGTTTATCTAATACTTTCATCAATCAATGGCCTCACCCACTTTCCACCTCCGTCAATCCTGCAAGCAGGTCTTGAATCTTACTATAATTTTTCGTCATAAAGTGCTGGTTTGCCCAGTCTTCTTCAATTCTCGGTTTTCCGAGCACTTCCAAAATATCATTGATCGTAAATGCTCCGCTTGAGATCAGCTTGTCTACTGGAGTTGCAATATCAAAAATATCAATATGCTTGACTGCCAGAGTCTCTATCTTCACATAATTTCCAGCTTTAAATCCTGTGTATCCGTTTCTCTTTCTGTTGATCTCCTGCTGCAGCATCTTAATGAGCGGATCTATCACAAAGGTCAGAAGTTCATCAATCGCTTTCCCTGTATCCTGTACATCTCCTTTGGCCAGACTCGGTGGGAAAGAAAATGCTCTTGCTGTAAATTCAAAGATGTCATCAGCTAGAGACTTGATATCTCGTGTTGACTCTGTAGAATACGTCTTTCCGCTTTCTGAAATATCCTGATATTCGTATCCGTCAAACAATGGCAACACCGCACTGTCGCTTTCAAAGAAGTTCTTAAAATGCGTGCTCATCAACTCCTGGAATGTTTCATCGAAATTCTCACTTTCCTGTGCAATTGCTCCAATATTCAGGATTCCTTTTTTTCCTCTTGATTTTTTATAGGCATCCTGCGCATATATCAGTAATTTTGAATACGTTTCATACATCCCATTTGTGAGATTCCTCATATTTTCTGAATTTAATTCGAAAAACATGACTTCCGACATTTCCCGTGTTTCAGACAATTCGTAACCGTCAAATGTGATCCCGCTGAATCTGTACTCCTTCAATGCCAGCACCTCTTTGCTGTAACTGTCTGCCACATAAATGTGATTGTTTACTTCTACCACAAGGCATTCATTGTTCCGGTACAGCTTGCCAATCAGCTTATTCATGAATGATGTTGCATTCTGGTTCTGATTTGGTTCGTAATTCCAAAGATAATACTCCTGTCCTTTTACTTCTTTCTTCTTGATATACGTTTTAAATTCGCATTTGCTGATGGCATTTGCAATTTTATTGACACAAGTCCAGAAAGCCAGCTCTCTCAGATATACTTCGTACATAGCACTCTGTACATCTTTATCTTTCATAATGTCATCCACTGTGATCCTTGTGGTACTGCTGCCTCCAAGTTTTTTGATCAACCAGTCTTTAATACTTAATTTCCTACGTTCACCCCCTTAATAACTGTAAACCTGTATTTTCGGTGTTGGTTTTGCCCGTTTCTGCGGCAGCACGTTTTCCACAGTCATCGCCGCTACAAATGCCATAAATGGGTCTGTTTTTCTGCTTTTTCCTTCTATTTTTCCATATACATAATTTCCCATATCGGCATCATCCTCTTTTCCTGGTTTTCTTCCATGTCTGATTAGTTTTGCATTATTGGTGGCCCACCTTAATTCTGGAGCATCTCCCCACCGCAACCATTGATTTACAAAGCAGCTATCAATCAGAGGTGCCACTTTCATAATGTCTGATGGCCGGATCAGCTTCAGATTCTTATTCACTTTCATATCAAATCCTATTTCCTGCAGATATTTTCCGATCAATGCAAAACGGAAATCATCCAAGGCTAAAGCTTTGATATTGTATGTGCGTTTTGCTTCCTGTATATAATTTGTAAGCAATGACGGATGTATTTCCACGTCATCTACAAGCGTCAGTCTTCCGGAATCCGCCCATTCTTTCCATGGAGCCTTGATCCTCGGAATATCTTTCGAATTTAGGCACATCCATGAATGGCTGATATCAAACCGTTCATCTCCATCTCGGAAATGAAGATCTACGGAAGCCCAATCTGTTAATTTTGTATAGTCAATTCCACATACACAGCTCCATCTTTCCAGATCCGGCAGTAAGATGTTGGTCGCTTTGATATTGTCCCACTCCGTTACACTCATTTCTTCCGCATTTTCCGGAATATTCATTCGTTTTGTCATAAATGCCGGAAGTCTTCTCGGATTTTTCTTCCATTCCCTATATTCTTTCCTGATCTCTTCCATAAGACTTGGCAGATATGGCAACGATGGATTTGCCATTGGCCAGTTTTCTTCCTGATCCACATCTTCCTTTTTATTCAGTTTACAGATAAATGGTAATAACCCATTATCCGGTTCGCCGCCCCGTAAGATCTGTTCGGAATTTTCCAGCAGATCATCCAGCGGTCCTTCCCGCACATCACCATTTGTCGTGTAGTAAGAACGTCTTGGATGTTTCTTCTTACCAAGTCCTGTCGTAAAGACGTTTATATTCTTATAGTCTTCATATTGATGGATCTCATTAAAAATACAGATTCCAGAACGAAGACCGTCTTTTCCTTTCGGACTGTTTGTTCTTCCCTTCATAATAGACTTTGTTTTCAAGCATAAAACCTGTTCTTTCGTCCATCGGAAGAATTTCTTTAATTTCTTTATCACAGACGGTCGTTCAAATGCGTTTATCACGTCATGGACTGGACGCATTGCCTGGTCCTCATTATTGGCGCAGATATCTACATCGTACTCTCTGATTCCATTATGCGGGGACATTAAACACACTGATTCGAGCGCAATTGTACCATCTTTTCCCGCTCCTCTCCCCAACATACAGAATAAATCCGGCCATCTTGGAAGCCCGGATTCTCTCCAATATGTGCAATCATGAAGTCCGATCACAAACTTCTGCCAGGGAAATATTTCTTCAAACGGGAAGTATTTTGACATCCCGATATATTTCTCCAGCTGATCACAATCTATATAAATATCTTCATGCTCAAAACACCATTTTACATGCGCAACAAGCAACTCCTGCTCTTCGCATACTGCATAGATTTTTTTCTCAACTATATCAATCCATTCCTGAATATATGGATGTATGTTACAGCTCATCTTCATCATCTCCCGAATCATCGCCAACCGGCTTAATTCCTAGACTGTCCAGTATTTTAAGCATTTGAGCATTGACCTTAATTCGCTGATCTATCGAGTCATTTTTCTTTTGTCCTTTTTGCCCTCCGCCATTATTATATTCAACGATAGCACCTCTCTTTTTGATATCTGCGATCAGTTCATTCTCCAGGTCCCAGAAGTCCATATATTTATCGACCAGATCAATGTAATATTTTCCGGTGGTTCCATTCCGGGCCAGCTGATCAAGAAGGTCCTCTTTAATTTCCACTCGCAATAATTCTTTTCTTGTTTTTCTCGCCCTTATACCACCCCCTCCGTCACGCGCGCACGAGAAATCTCTTTTGTCGGGAGCACCCACCGGTCTCTACGTGGCATATTAAAACCCGTTTTTTTCGACCGGGGGTATCCTGACAATTTTATTTTTCTTTACCATCTTTCTTCTGTCAGCGGTTCTTTTTTCTTTGGCTTTCGATATCCATGAACCTCTTCATGGCAATCATGACACAGGCTGATTAGATTTCTCCGCTTCTCACCTCTGAATCTGTACCAGATTTCCAATGCTTTGTCTGGATGCTTCTTTACATAATTTGCATGATGAACCGTCGTTGCCTTTGTATACTTTCCACGTTTCTTACATAACTGGCATTCATATTTATCAAGCTTTAACACTTGTTCTCTCAATGCTTTCCACTTGCCCCATGTATAGAATCTGTGAATATTTTCTCTTATACATTTCTTTACAAATTCAATCTCATGTTCTGTCATATAATCACCTCAATTGCAGGAGAAGGAATCGAACCTTCGACCTTCAGCTAAGGAGACTGACGAGCTTCCACTGCTCTATCCTGCTATATTTGTGCGATGTCGCACAGTGTAGGCTTTTGCCCAGAGCCTTTTATCGTCTTTGCTCAGGACGCAGAAAAGCACCCGGCTTTCGCCAGATGCTCTCTACTATTTTCCATTATTTACTTCTTCTATGAATGCTTTCATAAGTTCGCTTATCTTTGAAGCTTGACTGACTCCTGCAGTTTCACATGCTTCTGCAAATTCATCCGCTAACTCTCGCTTTATCTTGAAACCCTTTGTCATCCATCCTGCTTTCTTTTGATACTTCTCCGATGCAATCGTTTGAGGTTTTGGACTACCTGTCGGCATTTCTTCCACTCCTTCCATTGTCTTGGTACTACATCCATCAATATACAAATGTTCTCTGATGCTATCTGTTATTTACTTCTTCCACAAACTGCTTCATCAGCTTTGTAAGCTGTGTTCCCATCGCAACACCAGATTCCTTGCAGGCTTCCTTGAACTCTTCTGCTACTTTCTTGTTGATCTTATATGTTTTTGGAACTAACCCTGCTTTCTCATCCCACTTATCTTGTGGTCTCTGTTTCTTTTCTTCATTACCGAGCATGCTCATCCCTCACTTTCTTTATGAGGCAATAAACCAGCTTTGCTATTCCTATAGCAATGAAGAATATTCCTAACTTCCACAACATCCTTTACACAAATGAGCTTTCATGTTATATTTATTTTGAAGAAGGGCTTTCGCCCCTCTTAGCTAATTAAATAGCTTGTCGAGAATCATTAAAAGGATTCCAACGAATAAGTCCAGAATCGCACTGACCGCCAATGTCTTTATATCGATTTTGGACTTTTTCTTTTGTTTCTTTTTGCTCATTTGTATCTCACCTCCTTACAACTATATAATATCACATACGTATACGTATGTCAATACTTTTTTCAGGGGTTTTTAAAATTTATAGGACTATCACAAAATTGAAATACGTAACCTGGCAACTTTACTGGATTCTATAACACAAGGAGGAAACTTGCGGTAGTCCACAATCCGGACAACGGGAATTGAACCCATGACACACAGCTTATACGGCTGCTGCTCTAACCGACTGAGCTATGTCCGATCAACATTTATACAAAAAACGCCCTGCATTTTCATGCAAGACGCCCTTTTGTAATTTGTGTGTGGTTTTACTGGTTGTCTTTAGGAGGAAAACTAAAAACACCTTAGCCGTCCAGCTTGTTCCTTTCGGCTTTATACCATATTAGCATTTTAAAACCGTCGTTTCCGTCGTTTTCTCAAATTTTTCTAAATATCTGTTATGTTTGCATCGGCAACTGTCCTCTGTATATGCTTTCCTTTTCTTTGGGAATACTTCATTCATCCTATGTGAGACCTGTACCCAACTTAGATCATCAATATAATAAAATCTGAGAATCATCCGGATTTCGCTTTTTTTAATTTGTCCTATATATTCCTCTACCTGTATCTGTTTCTCCAGAAGATCCGTCTCCAACATCTGCAGCTTTGCAATGCGCTTTTCAAGTAAAAACTCACGTTTTTCATATTCTCTTTGTGGGAAGCCTGTTATTTTCACTGTTCGCAATGGTTTGTTGCCTTTCTTTCCACATGCAACAGAATCTTGCACAGTAATCTTGTTCAGTTGCTCTATTTTCTTTTTATCCTCTGCAATCCTACGTCTCAGATCTTTTATCTCTTCTTTCATGTCTGCATACTCAATCAGTATCTTCTTGTCCACTGGCAACACTCCCTTTCGTATCTACTCCCCATTTTCTTAAGCAGTCTTCCACAGAGTACGCACCTCTTTGCATCCACTTCTTGGCATTCTCTGTTGGTTCATGATCTGCCAGATCGGCAAAGTGATCATCCCGATCCCGTTTCATTTCCTTTGCGCTGCGTCTGTGCTTTAAAGTCCCTCTCATATCTGTATCACCTCCATAATTTCCGTATTATCCAATCCAAAAACACCACAAATAACAGTATCGGAAATCCCGCAGCCATCAGGTAATCCGCACCTTCTAGCTCTACATCCTCTTCCAATCCTGTCTTTAAAGTAATCACGGTTCCTAGCCCCAATATGTAGTAAAGGGCTAGGAATGCGATTGTGATTAAAAAGTCCATGTTATTCCTCCTTACCCACATACTTCTCCACAATATCTACTGCACAGGTCAGCCCATAAATATAGTTTTCCAGCTCTTCTGCTGTTTTGCTTGCTCCGTGTCTTTTTCTTTCTTCTTTCAAGGTTTCGTAGGCGTCATTTTTCATGTTTTCGATTTCTTCCACGATTTTCTCTAATGCGTTCATCACTCCACCTCCAACAGTTTAAAATATTTTTCCAAATCATCATTCGTGATTTCTAGCCACGAACTATCATCTATAGTATCAAGATGAACATGATCAGAACCACCGATCATCATGTATCCGCTTTCATCCAATTCATAAATCTTCCCTTCTTCGATTACTATGGCTTCGTTATCAACCAAAAATCCGTCATCATCGTATTTATCTACACAAAAAGACTGCTTGCATTTATACTTCATCACTCCACCTCCAACATCTCTTGATTGTCAAAAATATTGCCAATGACTTCATTTGTGTTCGCTTCGAAAAATAAAGATCTATCTCCATTTATGCAGTATGTTCCATTTAAAAATTCAACGCGATTCAGTTTGTGTCCTAAAAGGTCATTCTCCCAAATCTTCTTACCATTCTTGTCGGTAAGTCCGGTGTACTGGCAGAGGGTGTTTATATCAATCTCACAAAAATCAATGCCAACTACATTCCATTTGTCGCATGCTGTACCTTCATACGGTTTAACGATTATCCCGCCAATAAAATAATGTTTCGGTTCTGGCATTCCATCATCAAATAAATATCCTTCAACCCACCATTCCTCTTTCGGAAGTTCTTTCCAGCTTTTTCTCTTTGCTTTAAAAAGGATTTCTCTATTCATCTTCTTTTCCTCCGTTCTGTCGCATCTGCTCAATGTAAATATCTGTAGCACACCTTACAATTTCCTGTTTCATCCCATCGTAATCAGTGCCTTTGTAGCAATTCCGCATTCTCGGCAATGTACATACGCAAAAATCACTTCTTTTCCTCTCCGTGTTTTCCTCATCCATTAATCTTTTTCCCCTATCGCTTCGCCAACTCCCGAACCAGTTCATCATTCCCTTTTTTCGTAAGGCCTTCATTACATGTGCAATCCGGATATACACATCGGAAACAATCCGGATATTTACAGAGCGGCTTTGAAATTTTCGTTCGATTCATTTCCAGTTTTCTCTTTGTCTCCAGCAGGTCCGGTACCTTGACCTGTCTTCTGCTGCCCGCTTCCGCAAACCAGATCAGTCCCGATCTCTCCAGATACGCCCGAAAACAAATCTCATTTTTCTCAATCTGGAACATAACTTTCATGTACACCCACACCTCATGCACATCCATCCCGTCAAATAAAAGTTCCTGTATCCTGGATGCGTATTTCTCGTAACCTTCCACTACTCGATCACTTCCATTTCTCTTATTGAGACTTCATAAGCTGTTCTCTCGCTGTCGCCTTTTACATAAATCCTGCTCTGTATCATTCCCATGGCTCTCACTTTTATTCCGACTGGAAGCCCTGCTGCCAGCCTTGCGTTCGAATACCAGCAAATTGCCGGGAGATAATCACTTTTTCTGTGTTTCCTGTTTACTGCAATTAAAATATCCGTGATTTCTTTTCCGAGTGGTGTCTCTCGATAGAGCGGCTGTTTACAGATATATCCAATCAGATCAATTCTGTTTTGATCCGCTTCACCAGCTTCGCTGATTCCTTTTACAAATACATACAATTTCAAATGATTTCTTTCTCCATCCTTTTCATTGTAAGATCTGTATTCTCCAAAGATTGTAATTCTCCCTCCTACATTATCCCGAATCTCCTGCACTATCTGTTCCGGCACCTGAATCGGTATGACATCCATGTTTCCACTTGTCCGCATGACTTCTATAGTTGATTTATAGATCTTTCTTCTGTCTGGTGAAGTCAATAAATACTCTGGTGTTTCCATAATTTTTCCTGTGATCTTTACTGTGTTGTTTTCCATCTTTTTCTCCTATATTGCATATTCCGCTGATGCCCGTCATGGTATTACTCCATTTCCAGCCCGCTCAGCGCTTTCAAGATTCTTCCATCCATGTTATCTTCATTTGCCGGTGTTTTTACAGTCAATAACATTCCAGTCTCATTTACCCACAGGACGAAATATCCCATTCCCATAGGTCCTGTCGGAAAGTCTTCATACTCACCTGTTTCGGATAGGCTTACCAATTCCAGAATTTGATCTGGTATGTAACTCATCTCTTTTGTCTCTACATTCTGTAACACTGCCATTCCCCTGTATTTGATTTCTGTATCCTCATACCGATCTCTGGCTGATAACCATTTCTTGTATTCCCACTCATCCCTTACTTTTAGTTCATACTGCTTTTCTCCTTTTTCATAGGCTCTGTATACTTCGCCCTCTTCCGGAAGATCCCCTACAAGTTCAATGACTGCTGCCTTATTCTTGCTTGTAAAGTCCTTCTCATATACAAATAATATCCAATAGGCTCCCTGTATGAAGTACATTTCCTCTTTCTTTCCTACAGTGAGTCCTGCACCTTTCCATGCATCCTTCAATATTCTCTTAAATACGCTCGTCTTAATAAACATGATGCTCCTTTCCTCTCCCAGAGTTATCTGGGAGATAATGTGATGGCTTACGACAGGTTTTGTGACGTACCTGCTGTTGTATCTTCACGGCACTTGGCCGGAGATGCTATAAAAATTGGAATCCTGGATGTCCTTCTTTCTGCTTTTCATTTTGCGGTTCTTTCATCAACTCCTGCTGATCCAGATAATTCTTCTTGCTGATCTTCATCCAGTCTTTCCTTGTGTGTGACTTCTCATATTCCCTCTGTGCGATCTCGCAAAGCAGTTCTCTTGTCTTTCTGCAATTATGTACAGCTTCTTTTCCGCTTTTATGGTGCGGTTCACACAAATACACTTTCAATCCCTCGGCTTCCGATAGAATTCTCATCCCGGATCCAAACAATACATGGTGTTCCTCGGTATACTGCTTCCGATAGTCTCCATACAGATTGGCACAGAGATAGCACACGCCCTTTTCTGTGTTCAAAATGCTTTTCGGATGGCTGATTCTCTTTTTCTTCTTTTTCGGCTTAGGAAACGCCATATCACTATAATCAATACTCATAAAGTAATCACTTTCTTTTTCCAGTTGTCCCATCCGCCTTTTGGCCAGGCAAATTCTTTCTTCAGAAGCTGGATGATTTTCTCCGGATCCCCGGATTTTAAGATGTCTTCTATGACTTCTCCTTCCTGGACCACCTCTTCTGTGATCTCATGTACCTGTTTTTCTTCTTCCGGAAGATTCATAACCGGAGCATCCGGCATCAGTTCCGGATATCTTCCACTTTCCATCTGTCCCGGAATCTGTTCTTCTGTTTCTTTTGGCTCTTCCAAAGTTTCCTGTGCTTTTGCAGGTTCTGCCTTTTTCTTTAATGGTTCCGTCTTTAAGACTTCCCTCTCTTTCTTTTCTCTCAGCGGCATCTGATAAACTCTTTCATAGGCGTCTGAATCAGAAGTCTTCTTGCCTTCCGGATAAAATGTCTGTTCAAATGTTTTGGCCAACTCCAGATAGCTGATCTCTTCTGGTTCTCCCCTGCCGTTGTATGGCATGATCCGAATCTGAAATTCACTGAATAGTGCATTTGCAAATTGCATCCGAAACATTCGGAATTTTGTTGGAGCTACAATTCCCATGATCTCCCGGTTTATCACACTTTCCTCTTTTGGCTCGTCTTCCCATATCCATTTATGCATTTTCTCAAAGCAGCCTTTTCCTTCTCCTTTGAAAAATTCATACACTAACGTTTCCGTCCAGCTTCCATGGTGTTCTTCTGGTGCGATGTCGCACAGGCTCATCTGCGGCGAATAACGATCTTCTGTTTCCCGGATGACTTCTTTTACCTCCCGGATTTCCCGTACCGTGGCATCTCTTGGTACCACTTCCCTCACTTCTTCCGGCAGTGCCAACATTTCAGACAGCTTACTGCTGCCATATCCCCGGTATTTCTCCTGAATTTCCGGGCTGTTCCCGTCAATACTGTATGTATCGTTGATCTGCATAAACCGGATGGCCCACGTCCTGCTGATATTGAAGGTTTCTTTTGCAAACTCAAAAACATCCGCATACCCCTTCTCTTTATAAAACTCTGCATCTCTAGTCTTTTTTAAGAGATACCCGACTTTAATGTATCCCTCTGCGATATGTTCCAGTTCTTTTCGTAATGCAATTTCTACCCCCTGCAGTGTACTGATTGTCTGTAATTCTTCCATCTATCCAGCTTTCCTTTCTGTACGTTTCAACTTCTTTCTTTTGAATAACTCAACAAATTCTTTGACTTCCTCTGTCATGCCTCCGTTATATTTTGCCCGACACTGTATCATGACCCCATTGTTTACCTCCATAGTGTAAAACGGTGTCTCCGGATCCTGTTTCTTTCGCAGGAACAGAATCGTTGTCTCACCTTTGGCCGCCCGGTCAATGTACGTGGCAACACAATGATGCATGGCATTTCCCTCCTGCCTAATTTCGTGGATCCGTTTTGGAAGTCTCAACACAAATTGTTCCGTTTCCATTTCCAGATAGCTGTCCCGTTTTCTATATTTCTCGTATTTTTTATCTTTTTTATTATCCAAATCCTCTTTGGCTTTTATTTCCCGTTCTCTGCTCTCTTCAATCAGCTCTTCATGACGCTGTTCTAAATTTTTCGGAAATAAGATCCACGACTCTCTCATGTTGTATCCCAGTTCCTCTGCCATCTTCAGATAATCGTGATAATCCACGTCTTGTCTCTCATCTTCTCCTAACACTTCTTTGATGTACCGTTCCATCTTGTGAATGGTGGTATACCGGATATACCTAGTGAAATTCCTCGGAAACCTTGCAAAAAACTGAACCTGCTGCCATGTTGGATGTAATCCCTTCTCCTGCATTTCATAAGTGGTGTTATATTCCCTTGTGCTTGGATTCTTTCCAGCCAACAGCTGGTAGTATTCCCCGTTTAGCCCCAGTATCTTTTTGCAAGACCGCTCTTCTTTCTTTAAGTATCCTGTGCTGTACCCCTGCATTTTTTCTTTGACAATTTTGTAAAATCCACATTTTACCAGTTGTTCGATTCCAGGCATATACCGGTATCCCTCCAGATATTGATCCAAATACATTTTTTCCCGATATTTCCCATGTTTCACAAAACATTCCATTGCAGAATACTGAAACGGCGTTCCCTTTAGAATCTGTTTGAGATTCCGGTTATAAAGGATTGCTTCATGCTCTGGCACTTTATAATATCTCCATCTGTCTCTGTAACACCACCGAACCCAGTCTGTCTGCTTATACTGTTCATACTCAAATTCATGAATCTTTTTTAAATTCCGGTCATACGTGGTCCGTATCATCTCCCAGTACCCGCCGCCTTCCTTTTGTCCATTTCTGAATTTCCGATAACACTCAAAATATCGATATACATATCCCTCTTTTGTTTTCTGCAAGAGTCCTGCATATCCTCTTGCGTGAACATTTCCGCCTTTCTTTCGGCTTCGGTAGGTAATGGGATGTCTGCAGGATGGACATTCGCCCTCGTCTCCATAGTGTGGATTCCGGATTTTTACTTCTCTTCCACAATGTGTGCAATACCCTTTTGTTACCTTTCTTCCGGCATCATAAAACAAATACTGGGGAAGGACTTCCCGGTCTACAAACTCATCAAAATCTTTGGGCAGTTCCGGCACCAGTGCCATCGCGGAATCAATTTCATCAATCTCTTTTCTGTCTTTACTATAGCTTTGCCATCTTGCGATTGCCGCACGTGGCTCTTCCTTCCCGTTGTGACAAAATTCTGTGATCCGTTTTCGGTCCTCTTCTCGTATCCATACTTTATGATCACTGTACCAGTATCCTTTTTGTATCTCTCCCCACCCCTCCATGTAACTTAAGTTATCTATTTTTGCAGTTCTCCACTTCTCACACAGATTGTCGTAAGTGTAGTACTTGTTTTCTTCCAAAAGGAATACCCGGTATTTCGGATACGTTATATCATCCTGAATCATATCTCTTGTAAATATGGCAATCTCCAGAACAGTTCCTGTCCTCTTTGCTCGATAAAACCAATAATATGTTGCACTCCACACAGGTACTTTTCTGCATCTTAGTACCTTGTGTCCTTGATCTTCCCCGACTATCTTTCGCATCGTTTCCGTTACTTTTAACTCTGGAAGTTTTAATAACTCTCCTCGTCTCATTTTTCCGCCTCCAGATAGTATTCTTCTGCCATGGCAAATACTTCCAGATCCGGCATTGCCACCATTTGTGCCCCTCGTCTTTCTTTGACTCTTTTTTCCGCTTCTTTTCGGATATTCTGCAGACATTCTTTGAGTGTCCGGTTCTTTCTTCTTACTCCTCTGGCCAGAATTTCTTTTTCAAAACATCTCATAGACAGATACGACACGATCTCTCCTGCCGGCATCCCGTCTGTTTCCTTCTTTAACTCAACCTGCAGCTTTCCGATAGCCGCATTTACTGAATCTACCAGTTCTTCCGACAGATGCTGCTCATATACTTCCCGGATTCCATCTGGAATCCCGTTTTCCTCTGCCAGCACTTTTAAATGCTCCAGATCCTGCTCCTCCAAAAGTCCTTTTGCACATGCATTCAATTCTTCTACGGAATCAAAATTCCCAAATACATCAAACATGCTGTTTTTCCTCCAGTAATCCCTCTAATTTTTCCACGTAATCGTGATGTTTACTAAATCTGACAGCTATTTCATGCCGCTCTGACAACGTCTGATACTGCTGCCACAATTCCTGGTTCTTCACCTCTTTCCCGGACGGTTTTCTCCATTCCGCCCGCTTCCACTGCTCCGGCTTCCCGTTTTCGATCATGTTCTTGATAAAAATACAGTCCGTATACAGGGTCACATTGCACGGCGCATTTAGTATTTTCAAAGATTTCACAATTCCAAGCAGCACCAGGCGATAATAGGTCGTCTCCTGTTCTTCCCCGCAAATTCCTTTGACCGCCGGTCCTTTGCTTGTCTGACATTCCATTGCGGCCGCCCATCTTCCATCTTTGATACATGGACCTGTCAGACTTGTCCTTATGTAAATATTTACCTCTTTCATATCAAATTCTCCTGTTCAAACGGATCAGGATGTATCTTCGGTATTTATATCCTGTTACCGGATTGATTCCCTCATGGTACGTCTCTTTATCCAGATAGTATCCTTTCGGCAGCTTCGGTTCGTCTTTCCATGTTTTCCTTTTGTAAACCTTCACTTCTGCCACTGGAATCTTTAAATTCCTGCTACAGGAGTACCGGCTCTCTTTCAGCTTGTTTTCTCCGTCCGGCGTTTTACTTAAATACTCAGCCAGTTTCCGCAATCCGCCCTCGTCATACAACAGATCGATGTGGACGCCTCCCTTTTCCCATGCTTTGCGCATGATCAGATCTGCATCCGGAATCCGGTTGATGACCAGATGGTGATGAACCCCACCCCGACTTCCAATCTCGGTATGCAGCATCCATTTCAACTCCACTTCCTGTTTTTTGTATTGTGCACGTACTTTCTGAATCCACTTTCGTATGTCTTTGGCCGCTTTTTTCATGTCCTGTGGCCGGTTCTCCAATTTATAAGTCAATGTCACCCAGTAGTCATTCTCCTGGAAATTCAGCTTCATCTTTCTCCAGCACTGCCGTTCTTTATTCCACTGATTCACCTTCCTGATCTGCTCCGGTGTGGCTTTCTTCTTTTTCTCTCTCGGCATTCCCGGAGCTCCATATCTCCCATTGTGATACTCCATCACTTCTCTGATGTCTCCCAGGTCATAACTCTTTTGTTTATACATCCTGTTTTGCTCCTAAGTTTAATATACTTATCAAGTTTAAAACGGGAGCTTTTCGCTCTCATTTTCTTTGACATTTTGCCAATACAGGTGTACAATATAAATGAGTTTTTATTTTGTTTGTATTGACAAAATGTCCAGTGCATCTGTTTGCGGCAGGGGCACTAATTTTTTACGCTTTTTTCTATGTACCTACAGCTGAGTTCTAATCCTGCTGTCATGATGATCATCCCTATCCATAAGGATCCGGTTCCCATCATCATGACTGCACAGATTCCCAATGTGGCTTCCATGATCCTCAGTAATTCTTCTACATACCGAAGCTGTCTTCTCTTCCGGAAACTCATACGATGATGTACTCTCCCCCGATCTCTTCTGCTACCTGCTTCGCTTCCTGGTACGTCCCATACTCGCTCCGAATCTTTCCGGATTGCCAACGAATGATCCATATCTGCTTCCTCTCCTTCTCTTCATTCAAATCCAAGTTCTTTGATCCTTTCTTCGATTAGCTTCAACTCTGCAACAGCTCCTTCCTCTTCCGGAAACTGCCGCAGTTCCTCTCTTCTGCTGACAAGCCTGCTGTACTCAATGACTTGTCCTGCCGTCATGTTCAAGATTCTCTGGTCCATTGATCGCTCCTTTGATTTTTACTGATTTTCTTCCTTGATACTCCAATTCCATTCTGTAATTTTCCAGACAGGCAATTGCATGTAATTTCTGTTGTTCAGAATAACCGTTAACTCTTTCTGTGGATTCCAGTGTCTGGATGAATTTCTCAATCTGATTGATTGTCAGCCTTTTCATAGCTTGTCCTCCCTTCTACCGCCTAAGCGGTTTTTCTTCTTTCGAATCCTATATTTTTCATTGTTTCATCTAATTTTTTCTCCAAGATTTGAGAAAGTTCCTCTCGGTTTAAATCTTCTTGATTTATCCAGGATCCATTGATTTTAATCATGCTTACTACTTCGATTCCTTTCATTTCACCACCCCTCTTTACCGTATGCAGGTTGATTGTCCAAGGTATGTTGTCCATCACCTTTATTTCCGAGTTGTTCCGAATCCATCATCCAACATATTTACAACATCTCTGACAAATTTAAGTTCATTTCAAATGCTCTATCCGCTTCATCTCGCATAATATTCAAAGATTCCCTTGTGATAATAAGGCTTGTTACAATTGATGCTATTATTGAGCAGCTAACGCTTGCTATTACAGTTTCCATCTTTTCTCCTCTCTATGTTTGATCGCCATCGTAACCTCCGTGGCGGGATTGCTTTATTTGTTGCAACATGGTAAAATCCATTTAAAGGAGGTTTACCATAATTATGTTTTGGACTACTTTTAGTCGAATATGTGACATCCTGGGATTTATAAGCTTTTTCTTATCTGTCGGTATTCTGAAAAAAGTTTACGCAAAAGCCGAAAGTCAGAGAGAATCTTACAAAACTGAACGAGAAGAGTTGCTCTATGCCCTCATTGCGTTGCGGCAAAACATTTGGGATGACGGATTGTTTACATTAAGCATCCAAGATAAATTGCAGAGCAAAATATACGAATTTCAAATGAAATACTCGTTAATATCTTCAATTCGTTGTTCATTCCATTTATATAGATGTTCGCATCTTCTGAAATCCGAAATAACCGAGTCTAGCAAAAGAAAAATACGGCAAGATCTCAACTTTTTAATAGCACGCTTAAATAAAAAGGAGTAAACAAATGGAAAGAGAAAAAATATCTACATTTATCGAAAAAGTTTTTGAGGAAACACATTCAGAACATCTTTATTGGTCTGTAATCGACAAAAAGGCTAATCTGTGCAAGCCAACTTCAATTGAAGAAAATTGTCCGTTTTATTCTTCTAATGATTTTCACGAATTGGATAATCGTTACAGCTATTTTTCCAAATATAAAAATGGTTACATTTTGCTACTCACTTATCGCGATAACAAAAATATTCCTTGTCCTATTCCGCCAGATAAATGCCTATTTTCTTTACGTATGCAGGATGATAGCAGTCGTTTCTCTACTGAAATTACAAACAGCTCTATCACTGATGATCACATTCAATTAACTCGCTTATTTAATCTTGTTGAAGAGAAATCAAACCGAGTTAAATTTTTGATTAACGACTTTCTCAATAGTTGATATTCCGTCATTCTTTATCGTGCCAGCTTCTTCATCTTTGAGGCTGGCGATTTTATTTTCCGCGTCTCGCAACAGAATAAGCTCTAACCTTTTTATCCTTCTTTCGAGTTCGTCTCGCTGTCTTATTTGATTTTCTAAATACCATTTCGGTATCCACATCTCCCTCACCCCGCTTCCTACTCCAAAAAATAATCCACTGATACACCGAAGTAATCAGCTAGGATTTTTAGTTTTTCTGCTTTAGGTTTACTCCTGCCTCTTTTCCAGTCTGTAAACGTAGACTTCGTAATTCCTGTATCAGAAGCAACTCTGTAATCCGTAATTTCTTTCGAATCACGCAACTCTGCATACTTTTCGTACATTTTTTCACCTCTTTTCCGAACTTTCTATTGATTTTAGTTCGGAAATCAGTTACAATATATTTACCAGATACATTGACAAAGAATTGTGCTACAATTCTGTTTTGATTTCCGAACTTTGTAACTTTATTATAGTGCGGATTTCAGAACTTGTCAATGCTTTTTTGTACTGATTTCAAAATTTTTTATGAGGTGTATTATGTATGAAATTTATTGCAAGTTAAGAGATGAAAAAGGATGTAAAGATGCGGATGTTGCGAAAGCTACTGGTATAACTAAGTCTACTTTTTCTGATTGGAAGAATGGGCGAAGTAAACCAAAAGATGAGAAGCTTACTAAGATAGCTGATTACTTCGATGTACCATTAACATATTTCTATGAGGAACATAGGGATAATGCAGCATCATTGACAACGAGAGATGAGCGTGACATTTCCAAGACAGTAAATGACTTAATGGAAAAATTGGAAGCAAAAGATGGGGCACCACTGTTTTTCGATGGTACTGAAATGAGCCCAGAAACAAAAATTTTATTCGAACAGCAATTAAAGTCATTAGTAACTACTGTTAAGGAAATCAACAAGGTCAAGTTTAATCCGAACAAAAATAAAAAGTAGGTGATTACCTTGAAGCAAGATGTAAAAACAATAGTGAATAATTTAATAAGTAAATACGGCACAAGAAATCCTTATGAATTATGTGATTACACAAATACAATTTATCAAATATGTGATATCGGTGATGTATTAGGTTGCTACTTACTTATCAAAAGACAAAAATGCATTATGCTAAACAAAAAAATAATAGGAACTCCAATGGAGAAATTTATTTTGAGTCACGAATTGGGACATTCTCAATTACACAGAAAAAATGATTGCTATTTCTACGGAAGCACATTATTTTCTAAGCTCAAAGAAGAAAACGAAGCCAACACGTTCGCCGCAGAGCTTCTCATACCAGATTCTCTGATCTACGAGAATCCGGGCATGACCAAAAAACAGATTGCAAGACTAGCTGGATATGATGAAAAGATTATGGATTTTAAAAGTTTTAAATGA